GGGTCTACATCGCCAAACCTTGCAGACGCAGTAGTAATGTGTTATTTTTCGATTAGAGAACTTAGTATTTTGGATGTTATATGAAAAAGAAACAAAACCTAAAAACGACGACAGCAATTTCCAGCCAGGATTTACAATTAGTTAATTCGCTCGGCTCGTTATCCAATTTTTTAGCTATGAGCTCGCAAGGTATAAACGGCGCACGACTAAGCCAAACCGACACAATGCTTTGGAATTTGCGCGGGTATTTAGTATCTAATAATAGACAATTATTATCGCAGGGCTACGTAGAGCACGGAATAATCCAAACGCTTGTCGATCAACCCGTCGATGACGCGTTTCGCGCAGGGTTTGAGATAAAAACAGACGAACTGGACGACAAAGAAATTGAGGAGCTACAAGCTTATTGCGAAAAAAACCACGTTATTGATAGCGTGGTACAAGCTACAAAGTGGGCGCGCCTGTTTGGCGGGGGCGCGGTTTTAATTGTCACGGAACAAGACCCAGCCACGCCTTTAAACCTTGACCGTATAAAAGAAAAAACCAAAATAAGCTTTAGAGCAATCGACCAATGGGAGCTTTATCAAGATCGCAACCCGACAGAAAGCAACACAGAAGCAAGGCTGGTGCCAGACCAAGAATATTATACTTTTTACGGCCACAAAGTTCATCACAGCCGCGTTTTTCCCATTAAAGGCAAAGAGGCTCCTAGTATGCTAAGGCCAAGGCTGCGCGGTTGGGGTATGTCTGAAATTGAGCGATTAGTTCGCAGCCTCAATCAGTACTTAAAAAACCAAGATGTTATATTTGAGCTTTTGGATGAAGCTAAAATTGACGTGTATAAAATAAAAGGCTTCACCAGCTCTTTGCTATCAGATGGCGGGACGCAGGCCGTCGCAGCCCGCATCCAGCACGCGAACCAAATGAAAAATTTTAATAGCGCTTTAACGATGGATGTGAATGATGAGTATGAGCAAAAACAAATGACCTTTGCGGGTTTGGCGGAAATGTTGCAGCAAATACGCTATCAGATTGCTAGCGATGTAAAAATGCCAGTGACTAAGTTATTCGGAATGTCGGCGGCTGGATTTAGCAGTGGCGAAGATGATATTGAAAACTACAATAGCATGGTTGAGAGTGAGATAAGATCAAAGACTAAATATATAGTTGTAGATGTTTTGCAAGTTGCTTGTAAAAAATTATTTGATCTTGTGCCGCAAGACATTAAAATAACATTCAAGCCTTTGCGCATATTATCAGCAGAGCAAGAGGAAAATGTAAAAGACAAAAAATTCAACAGAGTAATGGTGGCATACAGTAGTGGTTTAATAGACTCGAATGAGGCAAAAATATCAATTAATAAAGAAACCTTATTGCCCGCAAATATAGACGCGGAGGCGGCGGCATTAACCCCGTTGGATATACCGCAAGATTTTTCAGTTTCAACATCAAAAGAGGACTAAAACCAATGAAAAACTATCAAACAACAATAAGCCTTGCAACTTTATATGAAAGCTCTCGAAGCGGCTTCAATAGTAGCGAGCAACTAGCCCAAAACATCGAAGTCGTTGGTGGCACTGTTAATATTTATGGATCGCAAACAGAGCCTGTCAGCGCTCCTACAGGCATGTATAAAACTCGCGATGGTTTTGTCGGGATAGATAATTTCGCAGTGATTCCGAACTATCTATATATTGAGCAGAACACGGGCACCACAACCAGTATTATAGTTTCGGGCGTGGAAGTAAAAGAGGTCGTTTAATGGAGTTTTTGCAGCCTCTTATTTTATCGGACACGCAGTGGCGGGAAGTTGAAAAGGAAATAAACGATATATTTCTAAAACTCTTTTATGAGCCTGCTTTAAAAGTAATAGGGCGCCCTGCCACTCTTTTATTTCAAAACGATAGTGATGCAGTATTGGCGGCACTTAAAAGTGGCCGCATTTACCTTGACAAAGGATTGTTCAAAGGTAGCTTTAATAGCAGAATATCGCGCGAGATGCGGCGGCTAGGAGGGCGCTATGACGCGCGCTCGAAAGGGTGGGCTTTTGAAACAACGCCCGCGCATCTGCAAATCGGCGTGGCGCAGGCGCAAGCAGCGAGGCAGGCCGCTGCGACTCAAATTATTCAATTATACGATCAAAGCAATATTGTAAAAACTATCCAAGAGGCAGACCTTACAAAAAAATACAATAAAATCACAGGCGAGTTAAATTCTGCCTTTGACCAGACGATAAAAAAAATAGGCATAAAGGCAAAATTAACGACGGAGCAGCAAAGTTTAATTGCACAGCAGTGGGGTGAAAACTTAGAGATTTATATACAAGATTTTTCTACTAAAAACATCTTAGAATTGCGCGAACAAGTGCGCTTTAACGTATTAGCAGGCGGTAGGGCTAAAAACCTTGAGCAAATCATCCAAACCAACTATAAAACGACGCAGGCGAAAGCTCGTTTTTTAGCCCGACAAGAAACTAGCTTGTTAATGTCTAAAATGCGCGAAACGCGATACAAAGCCGCTGGCCTACAAAAATATAAATGGCGCGGCTCAATGGACGAAAGAGAAAGGCACGACCACAAGCTTTTAGAGGGGCAAATAATAGATTGGGACAACCCGCCAGTTGTTGATTTAAAAACAGGCCGCAAGGCGCATGCGGGCGAAGATTATGGATGCCGCTGCATAGCAATACCAGTTATAGAATAAAAAAAGCGCAAGAGAATGATAAAAAACTCTTGCGCTTTTCAGTATTAGATTAAAAATACAACCTTAAATAAAAAGGATATTTCACATATACTTTAAAAACTATACTAAGTAAACACTTATTTTATAAAAAATTATGCAATCCATTGACAATGCTCTTTGCGTGCTTCATAATTATATATAAATTCATTCGGCTAAGGCTTAAAATATGCACAACGAAAAAAGAAACGCAAATCAACACGCGCAAGTTTTCTATTGTAAACACATGGAAACTGGCCTTTGCGGCTATGAGAATGAAACCATTTTAATAGATGGTGATGATATAAAAAAAATGATCCCCACTTTTTCGGGGAAGCCTGTTTATGTATTACACCAAGAGGTCGATGTTGAAAACTTACAAGTAAAGGCCGACGGATATGTTGTTGATTGCTTTTATAATGAGCTTGACGGCTGGTTGTGGGCTAAAATGGTTATTGTTAGTGACGCAGGCCATGACGCTATAGCGCGCGGCTGGAGTGTAAGCAATGCATATATTCCTACAGAATGGGGCGGCGGCGGCACACATCATAATATTGAATATAATAGGCGTATTGTTGGCGGAGAATTTACGCACTTGGCTTTGGTGCCAAATCCTCGCTATGAGGAGGCAAAGATTTTTACGCCTGCGGAGTATAAAACTTATCAAACAGAAAAAAAGAACGATCTAAAAGAACTACACAACTCAAAAGCTATAACAGGAGCACAAAAGATGTCTAAAAATTTATTTAAAATGTTTAAAAATGTTAAACAAGAAGTTACAGAGATAGATGCCGACACAAGCATTCAGCTTGAGAATGGCTTAGAGGTAACTTTAGCCGAAATGATTAACAGCGTGACAGAAGCAAAAGAAAAAGAAAACGCTGAAAAAGAAGACGAAAAAGAAAAAGTAAATATGGACAGCGAGGTTGACGTTGATGGTGAAAAAATGCCATTGCGCGAGCTTGTAAATCGTTACAATGCGGCAACTAAAAAGAACGCAGAAGACGAAGAAAAAGCCAACGAAGATAAGGATGACAAAAAAGAAGAAAAGGCGAACGAGGATAAGGACGCCAAAGAAAAAGAAAACGAAGATAAAAAAGACGACGAAAAAGAAAACGAGGACGGCGAGGATGATAAAGGCGAAAAGAAAAATAGTTATTATGACGAGCTTTTAAACGCTGGCTTCCCTCTTAATAACGACAAAATCGTTATCGAAACATCGCATGACAAAAAACGTCGCGGCGATGAAAGATATGGCAGCGGAAAATAAACAACCCTTAATAACACTTTAATAGTCATAATATGGAGCAACCGACATGACACAATCAACGAATCAATTTAGCCAAACTAATCAAGCGGGAAACCTTGATCTTGCTTTTAGAGGTTCTGTAATTTCTGCGCAAGTAGATACATCGCAAACTACACCTCTTGTGGCTGGTCAATCTGTAAAAATTGTCGATAGCGCTGGTGGCGTGCCGAAAGTTGTAGCACGCGCAGCAAATACCGAGGGCAGCTTTGGAATCTTAGTAAGAAATAACAAAGACGTTTCTGCGCCAGCATTACAGGCGTGTGAGATAGCTTTTAGAAATAGTGTGATTCACCTAACAGCAGGCGCAGCAATTGCTCGCGGCGCTAGGGTAGAAATAAACTATGATGATAACGAGGTTATTACTAATGCAGGCGTAAATCCTGCGGTCGGCTGGGCTTATGATAAGGCCACGACAAGCGGCGATATTATCCGCGTTTATTTGGACTGCCCTATTATTGACATCAACTTGGGGCAGCTTGTCGACGTTACATTGACAGGTGTTGTTAATACTGAAACCATTGTTTACAACACGGGAGTTTGGGAAAACGGGGCTAACTAAGCCCCCAAAACCTTTTTATAATTTTTTCAATAAGGAACATTAAAATGAAAAAAGAAATTGAAATTAAAAATAGCAAAGGTGATGTGGTTCTTTTAAACGCCATTGAGTCAAAAATTGCTAACTATCTTCAAAGCCAACTACAAAATAGCACTGGATATGAGGTGGATATCACGACCTTGACGTCGATTTCAAAAAGTATCGTGTCGCAAAAATTCTTTACAGTTGCACCCGCTGATTTCATGCCTGTCCGCGTGGGCGAGCATGCTTGGTCAACGGACATTCTAACGTATCGTGAATTTAGCACAGGCGGAGATTTCAGCACGGGTATTATCAACACGGCTGCAGGAGATTCTAGGCTTGCGGAAACCGATACAGCTCTTGATCCTGTTCGTGTGCCTATTAAAAACTGGGGTAAACAAATCCAATGGTCTTTATTTGACTTGCAGTTTGCGAGTAAAAGCGGCAACTGGGATTTAGTATCTGCAAAAGAACGCTCTCGTAAGAAAAACTGGGATTTAGGAGTGCAAGAAGTTGCGTTCTTGGGTCTTGATGGCGATTCAAGCATAACTGGTTTGTTAAATATGTCTGGTGTTAATGCCAACACCACTCTAATCACAAAACGCATCAGCGATATGAATGAAACAGAGTTTGCGACGTTCTTGCGTGGTATAATTGGCGCTTATAGAACAAACTGTAATTTTACTGCAAAGCCTACTCATTTCATTATGCCAGAGCTTGACTTTAATGGCTTGGGTGCGGCAACAAGTGAAAACTTTGCTTTAAAAACTAAACTAGACAGATTAAAAGATGTGTTTACAACTTTGACTGATAATCCTAACTTCAAAATTAAGCCTGTATCTTATGCAGACCAAATCAACAATGTTGATACGATAAATAAAAATCGTTATACATTGCTTAATTACGATGAAGACACTTTACGCATGGATATTCCAGTTGATTACACTAACACAACTCAAAACACAATCAACGGCATGAATTTTCAAAACGTCGGTTATGGACAGTTTACTGGCTGTAACGTGTATCGCGCGCCAGAGGTTTTGTATTTTGACTATGCGGACTAAAAATTAGTTGGTGCGTTGTAGTTACCAATTGCGCCAGCTTTATTTTACGATAGAGCTGGCTTTTTTTCATAAATAAACAAGGTAGAAAAAAAATGTCAAAAACTATTAAATTATTTAACCAAGGCAAGTCGACAATCCAATATGCCGCTGGTGCCGACTTTAAACCAAACGAGACAATCGCTTTTTCAGAAGCAGACGCAGCAAAGTTGATTCGTTTATATCCAAATGATTTTATTAATATTGATAAAATTGCAGGCAATGAGGACGCGCAAAAAGACTTGGAAAAAGAGCGTGCTGTAATCGCTGCGGAATTAAAATTGGCAAAAAACGAATTAGCAACCGAGCGTGAAAACTTGGAAGTTGCACGTCAAGAGCTAAACGAGAAGATTGAAGCTTTTGAAAAAGAAGTTGCAGCTTTTGCAGCAAAAAAAACAACTAAAAAATAAGGATGCGCGCGCGTGGATTTAAACACTATAACTATTGCAGATTTCAAAGCTTTATTTGCGCGCGACTTCCCGTATCTTCCCGAATGGAGTGCGACAAAATTATATAACGACACAAATGTTGTTTACTATTCAAATACAGAGTTGTTCTACCAAGCAAACCAAAACGCCATCCCTTTAGCGACCATTCCCACTAATGCCACTTTTTGGGATGCTTATAGTGATGATGTTTTTAATTATATATTAGATGCTGATATCACAAAAGCATTTTTAGAGGCGCAATTTAATATAAATCAATCTTTATTTGCAGACGATAGCCGCATACAAATAGGCTACTTATATCTAGTGGCACATTATTTAGTTATGGATATTAGAGGCGGTCAAAAAGGCGTTGAAAGCACGGGCGAGTTTGCCGTTGGTAGCCGCAGCGTTGGCAGCGTGTCGGAGAGTTATGTTGTGCCCGATATGTATAAAGACAACCCTTTCTTTGCCTACTTGGCACAAACGAGTTATGGACAAAAATATCTTAGTCTTGTGCTGCCGTTTGCAGTTGGGAATATTGGCGTTGTTTGTGGGGGGACTAGGCCTTGAGTGCGCTTAAAACAAAAATAAGCATAGATGTTAAAAACCTAGGAATGATTAAAAAAGCCTTTTCAAAAGGCGGTCACGTGAGGGTCGGTGTTTTGGGTAATGAGGCGAGCAGGGACGATGACGAAATAAATAATGCAGAAATTGGCTTAATTCAAGAGTTTGGCAGTATAGATAATAACATTCCTCCCCGCTCATTCTTGCGTATGCCATTATCAGAAAAACAAGACGAGTTGCAAAGTGTAGGCAGCACAAAAGCTTTTAGCAATGCAATAGAAAGTGGCGATGTTGATGGGGCTTTGGAGTTGATAGGCTTTGCGGCCGAGGGTATAGTTGACGAAGCTTTTTCAACAAGTGGTTTTGGGACTTGGGCGCCAAATGACCCAGCCACAGAAGAAGCAAAAGGTAGTAGCAAGCCATTAATAGACACAGCGCAATTAAGACGATCTATCACAAGCGAGGTTGTAAATGCCAAAAAAACTCAATAGCACAACAAGCATGCCACAAATGAGCGCCGCCTTTGCGGGGTGGTTGTCAAATGTTACGTTGCAAATAATAACGCAATCCGTGGGCGCTGGTGGGTTTATAACCAACGCCGAGCAGATAATAGCTTTTAAGGGCACTATCCAGCCTTTACAGCCCAATAAAATTGCATTAAAGCCAGAGGGGCAGCGCTCATTTGAGTGGTTGCAAATTCATTGCCTTGAAAGAAGTTTAAACCTTAACACAAATGACAGAATTATATATAATGATCGCAAATATAAAGTTATGGCAAAAAATGATTATAGCCTTAATAATTACGTTGAATATCATGCCATTCAAGATTATGAGGCGGCGCCATGAATATAATAGCAGAATCAATTATAGTGGATATTTTAAGAAGCGAGCTTGAATTAAGCCAAAGCAACGTTTGGGTGCGGGATCAAAACAAAAAAATAAACATCGACAAAGGCTTATATATTGTCGTCGGAATGGTTGACAGCTCTATAATTGGCAGTTTAAACACTATAACTCCGACCGATACGGGTATGCTAGAAACGCAACAGGTCGCAATGCGGGAAAATATACAAATAGACATTTTCTCACGCGACACAGCAGCTATATCGCGCCGCTTTGAGGTTGTTACAGCTTTAAAGTCTTTTTACGCAACGCAGCAACAGGAAGACAAAAACTTTAAAATATTTTCCATTCCGACAAGTTTTGTTAATAGTAGCAGCGCCGAGGGTGGGAGTAATATTAATAGATTTTCGTTCATTATTTCATGTCACACTTTCTTTAATAAAGAAAAGGTGCTAGAATCACAAAGCGGGGCTTATTACGACGAGTTTGAAACCCGCGTAGATGATGCAAATACTATTGGCGAAATGGACGGCCTATTTGATTTCACAATAACAGAGGAATAAGAGATGAACATTTTACCAGTTAGCAACGTTGTCAATGTGACAATCACGAACACACCAAGCGGTTTGACCGAAAGAAATGTGAACAGCGTTGGTTTATTCACAACCGAAGAACCAAGCAACCTTGAGCAGTACGGAATTTATGTAAGCGCTTCACAAGTTGCCAGTATTTACGGAACAAATAGTGTGACCGCTCAAATGGCGAATGCGATCTTTTCGCAAGCTCCAAATGTAAGAAGTGGAGGCGGCCGTTTGGTAATTTTACCTTTTGTTGATGCGGTTTCGGCGGTTGCAGGCTTTATAACAACTGACGATTTATCGGCAAATCTTGCAAATCTATTGCTAGTGACAGATGGTGATTTAAAGGTGACTATAAATAGCGTTGCTTATGAATTAACAAATCTAAACTTTACAGCCTCGACGACTTGGGCGGATGTTGCAAGTGTGATAAATGCTAAGTTGGCCGAGGGCATAACCACAGCAACAGCAAACGGGCTTATCGTTACAAGTAAAAAAGTGGGCGCCGAATCGACAGTTGCACTTGCGGCTATTTCTGGCGGTACGGGCACAGACCTTGCGGGCGGTGGCTATTTAGATTCAACAAATGCAACAGCAACAATCGGCGTGGATTCTTCTGGTGAAACTTTACTTGAGGCGATTACCAGAACAAATGGCGACGTTGGCTATACTGGTGTTTTTACAAATCTAGAAATAGAAGACGACGTTTTAGTTGCAACTGCATCAGGAATTGAAGCACAAGATAAAATTTTCGTGCATCACTTAACAAGCACGCAAGATATTGCAGGGGTTGGAACCGATATTAAAGACGCCTCAAACACCAAGACTCGTTGCGTTATTTATACAGCAAGCACAGCAAGTGCAAACTTGACAAAAAGCGCTTATGTTGGGCGTGGCTTTAGTGTAGCGTTTAATGGTTCAGCAACCGCAAGCACAATGAGCTTAAAAGAACTTAAAAACATAACCCCCGACACGGGCATTTCCGTAACACTGGAGGCGGCTTGTAAAATTGCGGGCGTTGATGCTTATGTGTCTTATGATGGAGTTGCAAGCGTTCTTTCAACGGGCGGTAATGATTTCTTTGATAATATTTACGCAAACCTTGCTTTAAAATTCGCCTTAGAAGCGGCTGGCTTTAATCATTTACGCCAAACAAATACGAAAGTTCCGCAGACCGAGGGCGGCATGAACGGCCTTAAAAATGCGTATGCTCAAGTTTTAAATAGATTTGTAACAAACGGCACCATCGCAGCAGGCACGTGGACAAGCAGCGAAACGTTTGGCGATCCCGAAATCTTCTTGCAAAATATCACTGATAGGGGTTATTATATTTTTAGCACACCAATAGCGCAACAAGCGGCAGCGGCGCGCGAAAATCGCGAGGCGCCTTTAATTCAGATTGCGGGCAAGCGCGCAGGCGCAATTCACACGTCGGACGTGATAGTTTTACTTAATGATTAATAAAAGAGGTTTATTGTGGGAAACACTATAACAATTGTCGGAAAAGACACATTTACAATATTTGACAGGGTTTTAAGCGACTTTGCAGACGGTACAATAAGCACTATCACATTTAATAACGATTTAGTTGGTGTTAAGACTGGTAAAAACGGCAATAGCATCATAAGTGGGAATGCAACAGGTCTTAATGCTATTGCGGTTTTGCGTGTTATGCGGGGCAGTTCTGACGATATACTCTTGCTTGGAAAGCTAAACGCACAACTTCGCGACTTGCCAAGTTTTGTTTTAGGAACTGGCGAGTATGTTAAAAGGCTTGGTGATGGGCAAGGGGGCGTTAAGAACGACGTTTACACTTTTGTGGGCGGCTCTTTCACTAAAACGCCAGATACACAAGAAAATGTCGAGGGCGACACAGAGCAGGGCGTTGCAGTTTATAACCTTACATTTACAAGAGCAACAAGGAGCATTCAATAATGGTTGAATTTTTAACACAAAGTAACGCGAAAGCGGTAGTGCGCGCGGCTCCTATACTTGACAGCCTCCGCCTTAAAAACGCGGTAATGGGCGAGCTTGCCAAAGCAGACTTTAAGCTTGATGGGATCAATTTTAAAAACTTAAAAGACGAGTTAAATATTGAGAGCATTTTAAGTGTTGCAATGACGCTTGATAGTTCAGAAAAAATAAACGACGCTATTTTTGCTTGTTTGTTGCGGTGCACTTATAATGGCGAAAAAATTACATTAGAGACTTTTGAGGACGAGCAGGCACGGGGCGATTATTATGAAATTGTTTTTGCTTGCTTAAAAGCGAACCTAGCCCCTTTTTTCGGGAGGCTGGCTTCAAAGTTTGCGGATATAAGCCCGTTCAAATAAAAAGCCCAAAAGTTGAAATTGAACCAGACAGCGAGGCGATGTTTATTGCCTTGCGTTTGGCAAAGGCGGGTTATTACAGTGGCGACCCCGAAAAAATATTACAAGCGCCAACTGACACAGTTTTGGATATTATTAGGTTTGAAGCTTTTGAAAGTGACTTAAATTCCGCATTCCAAAATATTAACAGGGAGCAAAAACCATGAAAATAGCAGATTTTTTTGCCGCGATCGGGTTTGATGTTGACGATAAGGCTCTCGGCGCAGTTAATACAAAAATAGAAACTTTACAAAAAAACACCTTAAAACTAACAGCGGTTTTGACTGGTGCGCTTTATGCAATGGATAAATTTGCGCAAGGCTCTGTCAATGCGGCGGTGGCTTTAACAAACTTTAATCTGCAAACGGGGTTGGCTACTGACAAGCTCCAACAATGGCAAGCAGCAGCACAGCTTGAAAATATGGCCTTAGATGCCGCAGGCGTTGCAACCTCTATAAAAGCACTTCAACAAAATATAACAAATTTAAGGCTAGGCAGCGGCAACGCGGCGCCATTCCAATTGCTTGGAATAGATGTAAAAGGAAAAGATGCCTTTGGTGTTTTGGATCAATTGCGTGAGCGCATCCAACGCATCGGCGACCCATCCATTGCGGCTAATATGCTGGAGCAGCTAGGCCTCGGCGCGGATTTTATAAATGTTTTAAGGTTGTCGCGCGAGGAGTTTGATAAACTAGGCGCCAGCTTAATAAGAAGTAAAAAAACAACCGACGCAATTATGCGCGTCGGAAACGCAATAACAGAGTTAAAATTACGGGCTGGGAAGTTTAAAGACGATGTTTTAGCAAAACTTGAGCCTGTTTTTATGGGGATTATAAACTTATTAAATAGAATGGGCGAGGCCGTCAATAGCATTGTCGGCTTGATGGAAAAATTCCCAACCGCCGCAAAGATAATGGCAGCAGGGGTTGCTTTATTACTCATCCCATTTAAGGCTTTAGCTTTACTTATGAGCCCTTTAACCCTAACTCTGGGCGCGTTGTTTTTATTATTAGAAGATATTGCCGTCTATACACAAGGCGGTGATAGTATTATAGGCAAATTATTTGAGGGCTTTGCGGGCTATAAGCAAACTATATTTGACCCAATAATGTCAGCATTGCGAGAAATAGCGATTTTTATACAAAAATATTTAATTGACCCTATTGTGTTTTTAGGTGAAAAAATAACAGGTATTCTCCCATCCTTGCCAAATAATGAAACGGCTGCGGCGGGTGGGGCCGGCTCCAGTTTAAAACGCACTGTAACAGAAAGTTTAGCAAACCCAGATTCGTGGTTAAATGGTATGCTTAAAAACATCCCTTTTTTAGAAACAAATTCGCCCGAGTATTATCAAAACCAACTTAACAAGATGAACGCTCCAGTGTTTAATAATAATTTTGTTATAAACGGCGGTGATGGTGCAGGCATTGCCAGCGGTATAGCCGACACGATGCAGAAGCAATTAAACTATGGATTAACTGATTTAAATAATGGGGTTGCATATTAAGATGACAAGCAACATTAATTTAATAAAGCAAAATTTAAATAAATACGTCGTAAGCCCATTAAACGCTTTCGGCCTTGGTGGCTTTGTGTTTGACGTTGAGGGTGACGCCTCTGTTAGTTTAAACACCGATATAACAGATCACTACACTGAAAATAATGTTGCGGTGCAAGATCACATAGCAGTCAAACCTAAAGAAATAACATTAAAAAACTATGTCGGCGAGCTTGTTTATTATGGCGACAATCAATCACCGAGCACCACGCAAAAGTTAACGCGTAAATTAACGACTTTAACAAGTTTTTTGCCCGCATTAACCTCGGGCGCGACGCAGGCAAAGCGGTTATTAACAAGCGGACTAGATAGCTCAATAAGTGAGTTTTCTTTGTCGGAGGTGCCAACCCTAACAAGCACGGCTGTTGATTTGTGGGCTTTGACTAAAAATATAAATCCTGCTGCATCAAAACAACAACAAGGCTATTTATATTTTAAATCGCTACTTGAGCAAAAAATTATAGTTAGCGTGCAAACCCCTTTTGAATTTGCGACCAATATGGCGGTAAAATCTATAGTGGCCACACAGTCGGAAGATAGCAAATCCATAAGTGACTTTACTATAACGCTAAAAGAGATTAGAACAGTAAGCACGCAAAACGTACCTTTTGACCCTAGCGACTACCAAAGCCGCACGGGCGTGCAACGGGAGGAAACAGCAGACAAAGGAAAAACACAAGGCGCAGCGACAACCTCTTCAATAATATTTGACGCATTAAGTGGGGTTTTTGGAAGATGAGAAAAATTGATAAATTAACAGCAGATGCAAGCCAGCAATATAATATCGTTTCGGAGGACGGGACGGAAATTAGTTTATTGCTATATTATGCCCCAAGTCAGCAAACGTGGTTTTTTGACTTAACAAGCGGAGAATTTATTTTGAACGGGTGCCAACTGGTAAACGCACCAAATATTTTAAGATCATATAAAAACTTACTTTCTTTCGGAATTACAATTTTTGTGCAAGACGGCCTTGACCCTTTTTACTTAGACGACTTTACAAGTGACAGGGTGCAACTTTTCTTATTAAGTCGCGACGATGTTGATGAAATAGAATCAAGGATATATTCCTAATGAGCGCTAAATATAACAGGCGATATAAATTAACCATAGAAACGGGCGACGGCGACGCAGTTATTATTGAGCCGCCGTTTACGCTGCAATTCAATATCCAGCGCAGCAGCATGTCAAGTATGAATAGCGCAAGCCTGCAAATATACAATTTAAGCGCCGACACGAGGGCTAAAATCTTTCAAGATAGGTTTGACTTCTTTAAGTATAAAAAAGTTGTATTAGAGGCGGGCTATGATGATTTAGCCGTTGTTTTTGTAGGAAGCTTGTTTGAGGCTAATAGTTCACGTCAAGGTGTTGATATTATAACTAATATATTCGCGCGTGATGGTGGGTTCGATACTGTAACAACAAAAACGTTTCAAACAGTTGCAAAGGGAACCAGCTTTAAAGATTTAATCAAAGGGCTAATCTCGGGTTTTCCAAATATAACAGAGGGCGCCGTGGGTGACGTTACAGGCTCTTTATTGCGGCCTGCAGCACTAGACGGCAATACTTTTTATTTGCTAAAAACATACAGCAACAACCAAGTTTTTATTGACTTAGAGAAAGTAAATGTATTAAAAAACAATGAAGTGTTGGCGGGGCAGGTGCCATTAATTAGCCCGCAAACTGGCCTCTTGGAAACGCCGCGCAGGGATGACGCTTATTTGACTGTAAAAACATTATTTGAGCCGCGCATAATTATGTCACAGGTGATAGAATTGCGCAGTGATATAATTGAGGAATACAACGGCCAATATAAAGTTTTGGGTGTTAATCATCAAGGAGTTATAAGTGGCGCTGTGGGCGGCACTTGCACAAGCACTTTTAATTTACTTTTAGAGGGGCAGTTATTCGGGAGGTATAATCAAGCATGACGCAAAAACAATTATTCCCGCCAAATTTATCCGATGTTCTGGATAATGTAAAAAGGGACGTTCAAATTTCTTTAAACGCCGTCAAAATCGGCATAATAGAAAGTTTTAACAAAAACAACCAAACAGCAACTATTCGGATGGCAATTAAACAAGTTGTTAGCGTTGAGAATGACGGGACGCGCATTTTCAAAGAGCACCCTTTAATTTTAGAGTGCCCCGTGGTAACTTTATTCGGTGGGGATTCTTTTTTAAGCATGCCAATAACAGCGGGCGACAATTGCCTTGTTTTTATATCAGACAGAGAAATAGACAACTGGCTAAATAATGGCGGGGTGCAAGCGCCAACGACAGGCCGAGCGCACGATATATCGGACGCAATAGCGCTTGTCGGGATTCGTAGTTTTCAAAACTCAATTGCCACCTACTTGGAAAACGGCGTCCGCTTGTCGTTCGCAGCGAATAGTCAAGTTGATTTGACCGACGACGCGATAAATTCAATTGCCGCCCTTTTTACGCACACGGGCAATTTTTTAATAAATGGCAACTTAGAAGTTGACGGCGATAGCTTAACCACGGGCAACAGCACAACGGAGGGCAATAGCGAAACGCAAGGAAACCACGTAATCGGTGGTAATATGACGGTTGCGGGAGTTGTAACTGGTAATGGCGGCGGAGCTTTCACGCTAGGGGCGGCTTTAGATGCAAACGGCTTTACAATAAGTGGTGGGGTTTTAGACTCAATCAACGGCGCAACGGGAAGTTACGACAACGTGACTGTTGTTAATGGTATTGTTACGGGGGGGAGTTAAGGTGATTTTCAGAGATATAGATAGTGACGGCGATTGGGTTTTCGGTAAAGGGTTGGGGTCTTATATTAAGCAAAACCAAGCAATTGGAAAAAATATAAAAACCCGCCTACAAAGTTGGAAAAACGACTGCTTCTTTGCGCAAAATGAGGGTGTTGATTGGTATAACAGGCTTGGGAGCAAAAACCAGCGTGAATTATTAGAGCAAGACCTCCGCCGAGTTATTTTACAAAGCGAGGGCGTGACAGGTATTCTGGAATTTGCTACAATCTTAAATGATAGGCAACTTAGCGTCTTTTATAGCGTGGAGACGACTTTTACCACTACATATCAAGAAACCATTAATGTGAGCGTATAAATGCCCGATGAAATAACTACAAGCGGTTTGCAAGTAAAAACATTAAATACAATAATTTCAGACTTAACAACTGAAATGCAAGCTATATATGGCGGCGATATAAACGTTGACCCCAACTCCCCCGACGGGCAGTTAATCAATATTTTTGCACAATCCGCGCGTGACCTGCGTGAGTTAGCCGTTCAAATAAACAATGGTTTTAATCCAGATTTAGCCGTCGGCCGCATTTTAGATGAACGCGTTGTGATTAATAATATCATAAGGCAGGGCGGCACCTACACCATTCAACCGATAACTCTTGTTATTGACAGAACTATAACCCTACAAGGGCTTGACGCAAGCTTTAACGATGTTAATGGCGCTGGTTATACTGTTCAAGACGATGCGGGAAATGAATTTATATTAGTGGATAGCGAAACTTTCACCGCAGGCACTTACAGCCGAAATTTTCGCGCGCGCGAGTTGGGGTTGGTTGAGACTTTAGTAGATACAATCGTCAATTCCGTGACAATCGTTTTGGGCGTTGTGAGTGTAAACAATCCAAGCGGTTCTTTATCCGTAGGTCAAAACGAAGAAACGGACGCCGAGCTGCGGGTTCGTAGGCAACAATCGGTTGCAATAAATTCAACGGGTTATTTAAATGGACTGCTTGCTTCAGTGTTAAATTTAGATGGCGTGACCGAGGCGGTTTTATATGAAAATGTGACCGCCTCCACAAACGCAGACGGAATCCCTGCGCATGGAATATGGTTAATTGCGGAGGGTGGGGCAAATACAGATATTGCCGATTTAATTTATTCAAAAAAATCTTATGGCGCAAATATGAAAGGCGATGTCGAGGTTATTATTGAAACTGCCAGCAACTACACTTTTACAGCAAAATTTAACAGGCCAACAGCAACAAATTTATACATAAGGTTTGATGTGCAGCCCCTCGTTGCCATACCGAGTTATGACCTAGCAGAGATTAAGACTTATATAGTTGCAAACCTTACTTATAATATTGGCGCATACGCAGAAACTTCCTTTATAACAGAAATAATCAGGGATGCTTTTATAGCGCAAGGCCTTGAGGGAGTACCTGTTGATGTTGAAATTTCAGACGATGACTTTGCAAATGCTTATGATTATATTGCGGCGCCGACTTTGGATGCGCAATGGGTAATTGACACAAGTCGCATAGAGATAACGGAGCTTTAAAATGCCAACAAGTGCCGAAATAAACACTATTGTTGATTATTATAGCAATTTATTAATAATCCAATATCACAACAAGCCAAAGGCAAATGCCATGATTAAGGCTATGGTTCGTGAGCTTTTAGCCGCTGGAGTTATTATAGATGTTCGCAATGCTTATAATCTAGACACCGCAATCGGCCACCAGTTAGATGTTTTAGCTAAATATATTGGCGTTGATAGATTTTTTACTCAACTAATACTTGATGATTATTTCAGCTTTGCAGAATATACCGACGTTTCTTTTACAGGTAAAATAGGCTTTTCAACTTATACAGACATTGAAAAAGAGGGTGATTGGCTAACTTATAGCGATATAACAACTCAAGCCCTTGAGCTGACGGATAGCGAGTTTCGCACAATACTAAAATTAAAAATAATACAAAACAATTCTAACCATTCACATAAAGAGATAGACGATGCTATATATGCCTTTTTTGGCAATACCGTAATCCCGTATAGTTTTGGCGATATGACAATGGAATATTTAGTGCCCGCGGAGCTTTCGGCAATTATTGAGGTTGCCATACAAAAAGAGGTTTTATTAAGGCCGATGGCGGTTGGTTTGACAGTAACAAATCAATCTAATGGTTTGTTTTTAGTTGATGGCAGACAACAATTTGAATCTATTGTTGATTTTAGCCGCTCAACCACCGCAACATTTATTGACGCGGCCGCCGATGTTGATGCGGCAGCAATTGACATCGCCCGCTTTACATATAGTGGCAATTAAGATAAAATATAAAAAAAGGGTTTTGCATGGCAAAAATAATTAGAAAAGTTCAAAAAATATTTGCGCGTTTGGCCTCTAACAACGGGCAGTTTGGAAGTGGGCAAGTAGGCACTAAAATTTTAAGTGACGATCCCGACACGCTGCAAGCTTTAGCAGCTTATGACGAGGGGTGGCTTGATGCAACTTTAGATGCGCAGCGCTTGCCGCCGCTCGAAGAAATGCAAGGCTTGCAATACATGGCGACAAGGCAGCTTGCATATTTATTGCAAGAGGGTGTTGCGGAGTGGGACGTCGATACAGAATACCACAACAAAAGCGTTGTAAAATTTTCGGGGACGTCGCAAGTTTACGTTTCTAAAACAAATGATAATACTGGGAATTTACCAACCGACACTGTAAACTGGACGTTAGCACTTGATTTAGTAAAAGCTTTATCAACTGAAAACAGTGCAAGCGTTGATAATGAAATTGCCCTTTTTAGTGGCACAGGCGGCAGAACTTTAAAAAGGGCGGCGACAACGGGGTTCTTAAAAGCCACAAACGGCGTATTGCAAGAGGCGACGCCAGCCGAAATAATCGCTTTATCTTATCCAGTTGGTTCTGTTTATATAAACGAAGACGTCCCAACAAACCCAGCTACACTTTTAGGATTTGGAACGTGGACGGCAATAACAGATGTATTTCTTGCGGCGCGTGGTAGCACCTTTGGGGCTTCTGGTGGCGCTAGTACAAAATCTTTATCTGGCAGCGAAAACGGCACGCATGTTCATGGTGTTCAGATTGGAACGGGTAACGCAGATAGTAATAATCTACAAATCGCCCCCGCTTTCGGTCAAGCTGGCGGGTCTGGAACTAATCTTGGCGACACAGTAGCAACAACCACTAATAGCAACCTTATTAACAATTCTGGCTCTGGCTCTGCATTTTCAATTATCCCCACATATAAAGGCGTTTACATGTGGAAAAGAACAGTATAAAAAAAAGGAAAATATTATGACATTTGTATTAGCATACCATCCCGACGAAAAAATTAGACAGCCAAATAAAAGGGATGTTGACCTTGCTACTTTTAAAGTGGCAAATCCAGACGTGCCTATTGTTGATGGGCAATGGTTTCAACTTGACCCCGACAGGCTAATAATTATGAATGAAAAGGGCGAGGGAAATGTCCACAATTTTGCAGATCATCAAGCTCTTGTTGACAGTATCTTATCACCAAAAACTAGGCCTGCAAAAGAAGTTTATGATATTAATATTGACACTCACGCTTATTTAGGGTTGCCAGATTTTGAGGCCACACCGCTCCCAGAAAATAGCGTGCCCGTTTCTTTCAAAATAACAAGCGGTAAACAAGCTTGGCAAACGCGCGAACAAACACCAGAGGAGCTTGTAGCCTATTTATTGCCAATAGCAAAAAAACTAAGAAAAGAAATTGAGCTAAGTGTTTTTAATATTAATGGTGTTGAAATTGTTTTGGATACAAAAACAGAATCAAGAATGCTATCCGCAATCACAACTATGCGGACTTTGAAAAAAGAGAGTATTGGATGGCAAGCTGAAAATGGCTATATTGAATTATCGCTTGAACAAATGATAAATATTGGCGTTGTTATTGGTGATAAAATATCAACCGCATTCAAAAATCAAAATATAGCAGAGCAAAAAATTCAAAGCGGTGAAATAACCACAAAAGAAGAAGTTGAATTATGCTTTAAAGACGAAGGGTAGTTATGTTTAGTCAATATAAAGTTGCAGGATTGTTTAAACAGCAAGGGCTTTTTTCAAGTCTGCCTTTATTTTCGCAGGGGAATGGCGTGCAGTTTATTAATGGGCAAAGTTTCAATGGGATTGTCGGATTTGCGCGCGCATCTAATGGAACTTTCACAGATTCAATAGGTGATATTGTGGAAGTTGGCGTTGATGTGCCGCGCTTTACACTGGATAATTATTGACGGCTTAACGCCATAAAAAGAGGTTTTACTAATGAGTAATAAATATTTAGGCTTTCTAAGCGAAAATGCAGCAACAAACTATATTTACAATAAC